CGCATGTTGTCTTGATCAAGCGCACTGCCAAGCTGCATGTTGGACTGGGTGAAAGATTGCTGAAGCTGCGCCATCTGCTGGTTAATGCTGGCCGCTTTGTCCATCTGCCCCAACGTGCGCGCATAATCTTTCTGTGCCTGAAGCTCTGTGAGCTGCTGCTGCAGCCGCATGTTGTCTTGATCAAGCGCACTGCCAAGCTGCATGTTGGACTGGGTGAAAGATTGCTGAAGCTGCGCCATCTGCTGGTTAATGTTGGCCGCTTTGTCCATCTGCCCCAACGTGCGCGCATAATCTTTCTGTGCCTGAAGCTCTGTGAGCTGCTGCTGCAGCCGCATGTTGTCTTGATCAAGCGCACTGCCAAGCTGCATGTTGGACTGGGTGAAATCCTGCTGCTGCTGGTTGAGCTGCTGCTGCAGGCTGTTCTGCAGGTTCATGTTGGACTGGGTGTAGGACTGCTGCTGGGCCAGCGTCGCCAGATTAAAATCCTGCTGCTGCTGATTCAGGCTTTTGGTCAGTTCCGCGCCATACTGCTGGCCGGCGAAGGCATTGTGGGTGCTGGCATCCTGCTGCGCGATCGGTAGTGCCGCAGAAATCGCAGCCTGCTGTGACGCCTGCGCGCCGAGGCTGGAGTTCAGCAAGCCGCGCTTGTTGGCGTACTGCGTGCCAGCCGTGGCGGCCTGCTGCATGTAGCTTGAATTGGAGTCAAGCAGGCCGTCAAGTTGCCCGGCAACGGTCTGCTTCTTTTCATCGATTGTGTACGATGGGGTGTTCGCCATGATGCGATGTCCTCTGTTTCACAACAGTGGTTACTGTATATTTTAACAGTGTTTTGGGTATTGCGTGACTGCCTACGCGTTGAAAATTCGCAGCACTTCTTCCGCAAATTCAACGTCGCGCATATAACTCGCCCGGCAATGATCGTCCTGCCAGAAAAACACGGCATTGATCGCTCGATACGCCTCGCGCCAGCCGGGGCGGTATCGGTTGAGATAGCAGCGGGCGCTGACGGTTTGGTCGTGATGGCCGAACAGCAGCCACACGTTGACGGTCTGGCTGGCCCACGCAGCGATCCGCAGCAGCTGCTGCGTCAGACGGTCCATTCCAGCGCACCCAGATCGAGCGTTTCGCCGGCGCGGATACGGTCGGCGTATTGGCCTTCCATAGCGATCAGCTGCATCCGGCGCAGCCCAATTTGGCGCAGTGCCTCATGCACGTCCGCCACCGGATGATCGGCGTGATAGCCGCCGTCGCTATCTTTCCAGCTTGCGAAGACTGTCAGGCCGTACTCAGCCGCAGCATTCAGCGCCTCCTGCAATGCCTGTCGGTTGCCTTGTGTGCCGGAATAGCGCACCCCGTTAACGGTCACGCCTCTGCCTTCCTCGTCCTTGCGATACTGCTCCAGCTTCTCCAGCTGCTTGCGGATACGCCATTCTTCATCGGCCTCCACTGGACCGCCTACCATCTCAAGTTCATCAACCACTACGTCAGTCATGCTGCCCTCCTGAATACGGCAGAGTTAAGAGTCTTCTTAATCACCGGCATAGCGTCACCGTGACGCGCGTGGGCGATCATGCTGTTAAGTTGTTGGTGAATATCGGCAAGATTCGCATTGCCGCAGGCATAGTCGCGCTGCAGCTTTCGCACCCGGCGCTTGAACCGGCGCAGGCTTGCCTTGCGCAGCCGGCGGCGATCAGGCCAAAGGTGATACCCGAGGAAATCAAGCCCGCGGCCATGCTTGTGCGCGACAGGAAATACGCCGGTTTTGTGATTGGTCTCAAGCGCCAGGTTTTCTCCCAGCCAGCGCTCGATATCCAGTCTCAGTGCATGCAAGTGCCGCTTGTCGTGGCTGAGCACCACGAAGTCATCCATGTACCGCGCATACCAGCGTTCCTGCCGGCGGCACTTGATCCATTGGTCGAAGTCATCCAGGTAGATATTGGCGAACAGCTGACTGGTGAGGTTGCCGATCGGTAAGCCTTGCCCGGGGCATCCCTGTTCGCTGTAGCTGTCGATGATGTCATCCAGCACATTCATCAGCGCCTGATCAGCAATGCGCTTGCGCAGCAGCAGCTTCAGCTTGGCATGGTTGATGCTGGCGAAGTATTTGCGGATGTCAGCTTTCAGCGCATACAGCTTGCCATGCTTGCGCAGGCATTCACGCATCATGGCCTGCACGCGATCAGCGCCAGCATGCGTACCCTTACCCGTGCGACAGGCGTAGCTGTCGCTGATAAAACGGCCCTCCCAGATTGGTTCAATCACCGCCATGATGGCGTGCTGAACAACGCGGTCGCGGAACATTTCCAGCGCGGCGACCTGCCGTGTCTTGGGCTCATGTACCAGGAAGTAGCGGTAACTGCCGATGCGATACTCACCCCACATCAGCTCGTTTTGCAGCTGAATCAGGCTGCCTTCAAGATCCTGCTCGAACCTGCGGCACGGCAGGCTCCGGCGCTTGCCGCGCCGCGCTTTCATGTATGCGGCATGCAGCGCATCAAACGTCGCAATTTGGGCCATCAGCCCGCTATACGTTTTTGCCACGGTTGCGTCCCTGTATGCGGCAGACAGGTGTCCCTTGCGGTACTGCGCGCCTGCCGCGTGAGTGTTTTTCGCCTTTCGGCGCGGAACCGGCATCCTTTCGACAGAGCTCTGTACCGGTAGCCGTAGCCGCCGGCCTTCTGGCCCTTCTGGATAATCGGAAGCGGGGCGAAACCCGATATTGCTGTTCGCGTTCGTGCGCGCATTATTCAGGTTCAGGGCGGCCAGGCCGGCGTTGCCAGCGTTGTTCCAATTGCCGCCGCGGATCGGGAGTCGCAACAATTTCAACACCGGTCCCGTAGTGCTCATTGTGAGCGCGCCCAGTTCATCCAGCCGCCAATCATGCGGCCGATTTCAGCCAAGTGGCGCGCCCATATTTCATATTGCCTGAACGGCAGGAAGCCAAGCTCTTTTGCCAGCCTCACCAGTGACCGAAGCGTGTCCAGCTCGGCGTCAAGATCCTGCATGGTCGTCTTCTTGTGATAGCGGCGGTTAACGATGATTACCAGCCGCAGCAGGCGATACATGCACTGCCTGATCTCGGCGCTAAGCACGTGCTTCTCCGCTTTCGGAAAATTGCGCAGCGGCGCATAGGCATAGAGGATCATCTCCTCTACCTTGAGCCGGATTTGCAGATCCTCATGCTGTTTGCTCATTGATCACTCCTGTGACGCCCGGCTATCGCCGGGCTGAACAGATACCAGCCCCGCAGAACTCAGAGCCCAAAAGCGGGGCGAAACCCGATATTGCTGTTCGCGCCCGTGCGCGCATTAACCAGGTGCAGGGCGGCCAGGCCGGCGCTGCCAGCGCTGTTCCAACCGCCGCCGCGGATCGGGAGCCGCTCACCGTAGGTTCGCGCGTATGCCAGCCCTACCGGAGCAATTCCTGCGGGTGCGAGCAGTGCCTGCTGTGTCGATAGCGGAGCGGTGCCGGTGATCGGCAGCGCGGACCACGGCGACCTGTAGTCGTAAAACCCGGAGTTTGAATCATCGCCGACGGTTCCGTTGCGCACCACGCTGCCTGCATCTGTTACCAAGCTTAGTGCCGAAGTCGTTGCGGTTGCGCTCCCTGAGCTGAACCACAGATCCTGCGCAACCCATGCCGACTCATCTGCATCCCAGTCGTTGTCAGCAGGCATGACCACGCGCCCGTCCTGCAGCTTCAGTCCGCCCTGCCATTCCCAGACATTGCCCACAAGATCGTGAATGCCAGCCGGGGTTTTGTCGTGCGCCCAATCGGCGGGACCGGAGCCGGTCAGTGTGCGGGCGGTGCCGGACGTGTTGCCCGGCTGGCCTCCATCCTGCCTCCGGCCTGTCTGATAACGCTGGTCGTGATGACGACCATAGTTTGTATTGCCCAGCGGCTCATAGCCGTTTGCCATACACCAGAGCGCAATAGCGGCCCACTCCCAGTTGGTCATCAAGTGCCAGCCGGAGCCATTGGCGGCGCAGTAGGCTTTTGCCTGGTCGTAATTGACGTATGTTGTCGGGTCTTGCATCGGTTGCGACAGCGCTTCGCCGCCAACCACCTTGGCCTGATACGCACCGATAAACAGCTCGGTCAGCTCGGTGCCGCCTTTGATGAACGCGGGGTGCACACCAGTACCCAGTGCTAGCGTCGGATCAACATCCTCCAGCATGAATTTCGGCAACACATGCATGTAGCAGGGCTCGCCCTTGGCGGTATACAGCACGGTCATGCGGCCGCCCGATGCGGATTCTACCGAGCGGCGCAGCGGGTCCATGGTGTATATCGCCAGGGTTTGCTCGACGTCATTTCTTGCTCCGATCGCTTCACCCGCGAAAGTCTCTGCCTTGCTGGCCCAGTGTTTCGCCGAATAACTCCCGGGGCTGCCCGTGATTTCCGCGTTTTCCGCCTTTTCCGCCCACTCTTGTGCCAATGTCGAACTGTTCGCGGCCGCACTGGCTGCGCTGGTGGCTGTTGCTGCCTGACTGGTAGCAATCCCGGCTTGCGCAGTCGCATCGTCAGCGGCACCGGTTGCAATGCCGGCTTGAGTGGTGGCCTCATTCGCTTTCGCTGTCGCCACGCTTTCGCTGTCGGCTGCTTCAGCAGCCTTTGTGGTAGCAATGCCAGCCTGCGCCGTCGCGATGCCAGCCTGGGTGGTCGCTGTACCAGCATGCGTTGAAGCGGCTACCGCACTGTCATTGGCTTCACTTGCCTTTGTGGCAGCAACACCCGCCTGATCAGTGGCAATGCCTGCCTGCGCCGTTGCGGTCGCTGCCGCCGCGGTTGCCTGAGTCAGCTGTGAACTCATGGCCGTTTCGGCCCAGAGCTTGTTAACGGCATGATCATCCTCTACCGGGCTGCCGACAGGCACAGGAGCGCCAAACCCTTGTTTGCCGACCGCCGGCGCAGGCAGCTTATCGAACGCTGCCACCATATTTTCGTAGCGCTCGTTGACATCATTGGCTCGCGCCACGTCGCCGGGCGCAAGCGGCGTCAGATCCGGGGTGTAATCGTTACTCATCGATTCACTCTCCTGGGTGAGTAGTGCACGGTAATTCCGTAAATGGTGTGCTGGCCGTCATTGGCATTATCAGAGCTGATGAGTACGGCCATATTGGTGCCAACAGCGCTGAGTCGCACCTTGGCGTCGTTGTGGTACAGACTGTCGTAGGTGAACTGGTCCCACAGCGAGAAGTCCCACAGGCCGCCGCCAGTTGAGCGCTGATTGATTGATTGCGCAGACGAGCGAAGGCCATTGGCATAATCGGTGATGACGCGAGCGTAAAGCTCGGACGGCGTGCCACTGCCACGCATATCCGCCTGAATCAGGCGGAACCGCTTGCGCTGCGTCGGCGTGCCAAAGTGATGAAATGCCAACAGCAGGAAGTCGTAGATCTGGGCGTCATCGAAGGTATGGGTGGTATCCAGCTGGTAGACGTTGCCATCAGTGGAGCCGAAGTACGTCACCTCGTCACCGTTGCCGTCAATCGCACTGGTGATGCAGGTCACCGCGTCTTCGAACCGGACCTTTGTGATACCAATCAGCTTTGTGCCACTGAACGTGATGTACGCGCCGTTGCGGCCCGCGAAGAGTCGGTACTGCCCTTTGACCCGGTTGATGGTGCTGACTGGCGTACCGTTGCGTACCAGAAAATCGATATGGTTGCGGGCCTTCTGGCTGACGGATGAGTAGGCAAAGTTGCCATAGGTCTGGCTCGCTGCCAGGCTCATCACACCCTGATTGTCCAACCCGATCACCTGGCCACCAATATTAGCAAGCGTGCCGGCATAGGTTCCGGTTTCGTTCAGCTTTTCCAGCTGCCAATCAGAGCTGTCATTGCCATACAGCACTTGGGCGCCATTTTCACACGCGACAATCAGGGCCCCGTTCGCCACTTTCAGATCGCGAATGGTGTCTCCCACTGCGATCTCTGCCGCACCGCTTGCTGCAGAAAAGTCTGTGGGGTTCCCGGTTGCTGAGTTCACCAGGCTGGATTCGATGCACAGGAACAGGTGGAATTTGTGCCCAGCCACCGCGCTCGGATTATCGCCGCCGGTGCCTGTGGTCAGTTGCGTCAGCGTGGCGCCATCGAACTTCACGGCCTGATCGACCCCATTGACGATGAACATTTCCTCCTGGCTGTCCTGGCCATAGAAGTTGTAGTTGGTAAATCGATAGGTGCCGCCGAGACTCCAGGTGAAGGTGTTGTCGACTTCTACCCAGCCACTTGCCGTGGCCTTGTACAGGCGGCCATTTGTGCCGTCCTCGCGGATGGCATACACGTCACCCTTGTAAACGTGTACCCCCAACACATCACCGGTACCCGGCACTGCCATGCTCGCGGTTGCCTGCCCATCAAACCGGCTGTAGCCCTTGATGCGCTGATAGCCGCCTTCCGGTAGACATTCATAGTTCAGGCAGTCGATTAGCTCGCCCGGATTTGTGGCTAGCGGCGGAGCCACTTCGTTCAGCCCGCCTTTCAGCGGGAAATACTTGGTTAGCACCGTCATGCCAGCGGCCCCGCAAACTCCATACGTGGCTCCTGATCCAGCGACAGTTCGGCAAACAGCGTGTCATAGTTGCTGCGGCCTTTCTGGTAGAGTTCGCCCGCTTCGTCGTAGATGGCATATTCCATCAGTGCGCCCCACACGATCAGCATATGGAAACGCGGCGGCATCCCCGGCACCTCGATACCGTCCGTGAAATATGCCGGCGTCTTGTACGCTTCGTAGGCGACGGTATAGTCCTGATCTGCTTGCGCACTGAAGGCGACAACCCCATCAGGCCGAACTGCGTACTGACATGGCCGCCCACGGCTCAACTCGCGGTACAGGCGGCGATAGTCCCGATAATCGATTTCCACCAACTCATGGTTACCGATCGTCAGCGTTCCGGGGATCACTCGTTCGACCGTATCGGGCAGCGTGAGCGTGCTGTTTCCTGCGCCCAGCACTTGGCTGTCTGCAGTCCACATCCACCCCCAGTCGTTACGTGACGATTGGATGCGCAGCCAGCTTTCCTGAATCCAGTCCACCAGACGTTTCATGTCGCCGGTCTGACCCGTCACCTGGGACGGGCCAGAATCCGCAATGCCGGTTTCCTGTCTGAGCCGCTGGCACAGTTGCAGGAAGTTCATGGTCAGCCCTCAACCGGCTGGAACGAGTTGGGATATGCCGGCACTTCGATCATCTCGCCAGCGTCATCATCCCATACCGCCTGAACAGCGTTCTGCAGGGCGTGGTAGTGTGCCTCCGGGATCGTGACGGTTTCCCCGCGCTTGATACGCAAGACATGGCCGTTAACCGCTACCGGCACCGGCTGCTTGTCCTTGCCGTCTTTGTGGATCTGGCCACGGTACATACGCCCTTTTGATTTCGCCGGAGCGACGATCGGCTCGACGGCTTCGACCTGCTGGGTTTCCCCCAGTGCTTCACGGATCTTCTCGCGCAGCTTCTCATCGGTGATATTCGGCGCGTAGGCAATATCCAGCACACCCGCCTGCTCTTTCAGTTCGTCGCGGGTCATTGCATCCAGATTGATGTCAGTCATCACTGTTCTCCTGCGGCCCTCACGGGCGGCGTTGCATCAAAGACAGGGGAGGCGGTTGCCTCCCCGGGTTACTGCCTGTTACAGGTCAGTGGCAGCCACTTCCAGGCGCGCCATCCACATCTCGTTGGCGATAAAGCCCTTCCAGTAGGTTTTCCAGCCGACCCAGCCCTTCTGGCCGAGCTTGTCGTTGGAATCGATCTCACCCGGCTGGCGGATCTTCATCTCCACGGCATCTTTGCCCTTCAGCGCAATATGGCCGTATGCGTCCTTGCCAACGATCACCACCGGGTACACGTCCGCACTGGT